ATGACTTTTTGCGATTTACCGTGCTTTAATGGCATAATAACCTCACGAATAGCTGACTGTGACAGCTTGACCTGTGCCCGGAATTACAACAATCCCGTAAACCACTGGAAGGTTAACGAATACAACACCAACCGTGTTTGGTATAGTGTAAATGGGACGTGTTGTTATACTGCTTGTGTTTGCGTCATAAATGGTACCGACAGTTGAGCCTGCGGTCGTGACGGTGACCACCGCCAGCCGCCCAGCAGCATTGTTTACAACAGCCGTAGCAGTAATGTTTTGAACGACCCTTGCGCCCTGCACGGCCACATAAGTTTGCGCCACACCGTTGATAGCTGATGCAATGTTTTTTGCGGTAGTAAGAAGATCGCTTAATGATGCCATGGTTTAAAACTTCCCGTCCGGTTGGATGCGATAGCGGATATTCCCAATCCGCCAAAAGGAATCAATGTCGCTACTGCCAACGCCAATTGAAACCAAACGCCCCCGGAAGCGCGGGGAAATGAAGGTTGTGCTTTGGTTCAAGAGATAGGGGCCGTATGTAATTGGTGTCTGGCCTGCATAATCGGCAACATAAAATGTAAGGTTAACCGTGGCGTTCTGAGCGCCGCCATAATACCCCCACTTCATATCTGGCCAAACCTGATCGACAAAGGTCTTCACGTCTGCCTCAGACATGGCAAAATAGCCCGTTTGGAAGCTAGAAAGCATGGGCTGGCCGTCAGCGTTTTGTGATGTCTCATGCTGGTAAATATACCGGCTGGTCGGATCTGCGCCAACAGGAGGTCCAATAACCGATTGATCAACCCAAGCTGTTCTGCCAAGCGTTCCAAAATCCCAAGCCTTTAAAGCCACATTGTACTTGGCGTATGCGTTAACCTCGCCGCCATTGCTCATGGTCGGATAATACCAAGTAATTTCACCAAACCGCGAGTTTACTGCAACCCGGATTTTATCTAAGTTTGTTTGGTCGAGGTCTTGGAAGATAACGTCCCAAATAGGACAGAAAACAGGCTGCACACCCTCTGCGGTCATTGAAAAGAATTGCGATGGCCCCATCCAGTAAACGGACCCATTGATAGACGCAGCGGCCTTCTTGGCGATTAAACCGCATCCGGAACCCACTTCGTTGAAAGAGTAGACATAAGGCTGACCGATATACTGCATTGACCACACGCCAATGTCCGTCCAGAGCAACGCCTGCTGCGCCGCTTGAATAGCGCCAACAATTCTAGAACCCTTAGGGATACGATAGGAGCCTGCCTGATTAATGACCGTGCCAATCCAATCATTATAGTTGCTGACATCGCACCAACGAACAAGCAAAGGGTCTTGAATACCGGTAAAGGTAGAGCCGTAAGCAATAATTTGGCGCTGGGGCATGGCCACAAATATACCACTATTGACGGGTGGTGCTTGCGGAATAACAGTCGCCTGAGGGGCGGAGTTAGTTGGGTCCCATTCGTAAATAGGCTGGAATTGCGGAGACTGTTCGTAAGTTGGGCAGGAAAGAAGAATTTCGCCCCAGTTATCAAGCGTCCAATCGTCTGCATTAATTGCGGTACCAGTGCTTGGGGCAACGGCAGTACCTGTACCGTAGCCACCGCGCCCATATGCTCCGACACCGTACCCAGTGCCGGAAGAAATAGCGCCGACACCAAAGGTATAAATAAAATGGGCTTGGTTGCCATTTAAATAGCCGGTGGTGGTGGATGCTGGGAGCGTCAGCGCATTAATTGTAAACTGGCTGCTGCTGATGACAGATTGGACAACAAAGTCGCCATAGAAAGTCGTTCCGCCAACTGTCGTGGACATAAGGACAGGAAAGGTAGATCCCACACTGTAGCCGTGATTAGCCAGTGTTACAGTTACAGCGGGACTTGCTGATACAACAGAGAATAGCGGCAGTGTTGTCGTGGTAGATGTCGAGGTGGCAGGAAGCGGCGACCCAAGGCTGTCCAGCGCCTGCACAGTATATGACGTTCCCCCAAGGTATCCATCAGGGTCACACTGGTACAACCCAAACAAAACAAGGCCACCAACAGATATTTGCGTTGCGATGTAGACTGTATTGTACTGGGTTATGCCTGTGGTGGTTGCATCCGTAATAATAACGTAGCTACTTCCAGCCGTGGCCGAAGCTGCCGCTGCCACATCGTCAGCGGTTGAGCGCGGCGTAATGTTTGAAAGGGTACCATTTGTGATAACGCCAAGCTGGGCAGAGCCTGTAACGCCAATTTCTTCAGTTCCAAAAGCAAGATGCTTTACTGCTAGTGTGTCCTGCCAAGCCCATAGAGCGCGGGTAATGGCTGGCATGGTATTAGGGTAATACCTATCCCAGCCGCCAAGCTTTTGGACCAAAGCGCCCTGCTGCTGATCAGGAATAAAGCGAACAAGTTCACTTGATGAAATACCAGCCTCATTCAAGGCTAGTGTTTCATTCTGATCAACGCCGGGGCGTAGCTTCAAACTGGCATGAGGCATGAAGCGCTACCTTGTTGGAGTTGCCGCAACGGGAGGCTGCATAGATGACCAAGCGGATGCGCTGAACTTCTTGCGCCCCTCTTCAACTGAAGCCCCCTTCAGTAGGTTCTGATACTGCAATTCATATGTTGGCCCCATTGATGGGTCATTAGATGCTGCACCAAAGTTGCGTTGGAACTGGGATATGTAGATCAGTGACGCTTGGACCAGAAGATCCGGAAAGTAGGTGCTGATAAAAGTTGTGCCGGTGCTGGCCAAGGGCGTTGTCGCATTTTCGTACAGCGTTGGCAGGCGCACCGTACCAATTACATTGACGCTATATGTAGTGTCAGGATAAGGGCCGACAAGAATATTGTTGGTAGTTTCGCCGCCGGTTGAAAGGTCACCGCCAAGCATAGCAAACAGCTTTGGCTGCGCTGCGTTTGCAGAGGCGGAAGAGCCGTACACATTTTGCAAATATTCTTTTGTTACCGGAAGCAGTGGGTATGTGGCATTGTTCACGTTTATGGTAATTGTTTGTACTGTGACAAAATCATATGCCCCAAGCTGCAATTGGTTGTTGCCAGTGGTCAGCGTGTATGGACGCGATGTCTGAGATGGAAGTAGGTCAAGATCGCGCTGAATCCTTAATTCCGCATAGTTCAGCATCTGAGGGATAATAGCGTTGAATGCTGCATCTACCCCTTCAACAACACCTGAGGTGGTCTGCACATTAACAACGGCCATGGTGGCGACTTGCGTCACATAGCCGTTATAGGTAAGTGGTGTTGTCTGAGGTGTTGCTGGCATGGCGTCCCGCTGCAATAAAAGTGTTCGCTGCGTTCTACCAAATATTAAGACAATGTTCTAGTGCTGATAATCAATCGGCTTTTTCTGTCATCATCTTTAGGTTTTTAAGCAACCGCTCGTCATCTGGGGCATGCTGGATTGCCAATTCGCACTGCTCAATGGCTGATTCCTTCATGCCAAGGTTCCAAGCGGCAATGCTTGCATAGTCATGTGGCTTTGATCCCCACACCTCAGGATCGACTGTATAGACCAATTCACGGTCTTTTATGGCCAATGCAGACAGAGCAGCGCCGTAGCATTCAGCCCACATATGCTTTTCATATGCCAGCTTAGCTATCTCAACCCAAGGTTCGCGGGTATTAGGTGCTTCCACAACACCCATACGCGCAGCGCGTATAGCACTGTCCCAATCGCCAAGTTCCGAATGGCAGCGTGATATTACCCTATATGCGTAGCAACGCTCATTAGGCCAGTTAGCACCGGGCAAAGCCAAATACCGATTGCACTCATCAATGGCCTTGGCCCAATCCCCGTGAAATGACAGTTCGCGGGCGTAATAAAACGCATTTCGCGGATCAATCGGGTCTTCCTTAACGGACATCTCCAATAGCGGTAGATACTGGCCACGGCTCTTCATGTTATCCGGCTTGTGGATCACCAAAAGCATTTCAGTCTGGGCGTATTTCTCATCAATCAAATATGGCATGGGGTATTCGTGGCAGGGATGAACCCAGCGATAGCCATGACGTGCGTGGATCTTTTCATAAAAGAAGGCAATCCCAGCGCCCCAATCAAACTTATAACGCAGACGGGTTGTGTCTTCTTCCCATACGCACTCAATTTCTTCACGCCATCCCGGCTGAAGTTCTTCGTCAAGATCCAGACTGACGCAGATGTCAATGTCTTTAGGAATTAGGGCCAACGCAGCGTTGCGCGCATCATCAAAACGCCAAGGTGTGATGCAAATTGGCAACACTTTTGCGCCATGCTTTTTTGCAAGCTTGACTGTGTTGTCGGTCGATCCAGTGTCCGCAATCAGGATTAGATCAGCATCTTTGGCGGAATTGCAAAAACGCTCGACAAACATCTCTTCATTTTTTGAAATAGCATAAACACATATTTTCATAAATATAATCTTATATTATTGTTAAATATCTAAAGCCAAGCCTATTGCTAAACTAAGCGTCTTTTGCACCTGCAAACTCTTCACGCTTCTTGGCTATGTTGTATATGGCTACACGATCCATTTCTGGGGTATAATCTTCACCCAAAATCTCAAATGCCTTGGTCGCCATTGGTGCCGCAGCCGCACTAGCCGCAGCTTGATTTGCAAAACCGTCCATAATAACCGTACCATTGGCCTTAGTGGTACCGGTAGGCTTGAAATTTTCCATGTACCCACTCACGCGCCAGTAGGTAGCTGGAACGCCAAATTCAGTTTCAATGCTCAGTAAAAGTGCCATGATTTTTCCTTTAAACTAATGCTACGAGTTTCCATGCGCCATTGTATATATAAAACCT